CCTATGAAAGATATAATCTAGGTAAAGTCATATCTGATGAGGATATACTTGATAAAGTAGTTATGTCTGAGGATACTAAGAAGAAAATAAGAGAGGAGTATAAGGTTACTCCAGCATACTTTCAAGTAATTATGGGGAAACTAAGGAGAAATGGACTAATAGTTAATAATAAGATAAATCCTAGATTTATACCTAATATAACTGAAGATAATGGTTCATTTAAACTAATGCTTTTATTTGATATACAATGAGTTATCAGGAGATATTAAAGAAAGTAGCTATAGAACTTAACCTTCCAGTGGAAGTAGTGAAGCTGGCTTATGAGTCACACTGGGCTTTTATAAGGGAAACTATAACAAGTTTACCTTTAAAAGAACCACTGAATGAGGAGGATTTTAGTAAGTTAAGGACTAACTTTAACATACCTTCACTTGGTAAGCTCACATGTACTTATGAGAGGATGTTAGGAGTTAAAAAGAGATTTGAATATATAAAAAGAATGAGGGAGAAATGAGAGTAATTAAGAAGATTAGACCAATGTTCACTACTGTTATTACAACAATGAACATTCTTGAAGAAAAAGATATGTGTTTCTCAGGAACTAACATAATTGATAGTTCAAAGATGAGAAGATCAGTAGATGAGTTCCAAACAGTATTAGCAGTTGGACCACATGTAAATGGTGTTCAGGTTGGTGATTTAGTATGCATTAATCCTATTAGGTTCCTCAAGCCTAAACAGGTTAAAAAGCCTAATCAAGCCCCATCATTAAAAGATGGTATGGAGGAATATCAAACTGAATTGAATTATCAATTTGATATAATTGAAATTGATGGTAAACCATGCTTAAAGTTGCAGGATAGAGACATTGATTATGTAATTGAAGACTATGAAGAAGTAGAAGAGTTTGACTCTAATCCTACTATTGTGACTGAAGAGCATCTAAAAGGCAAACCAAGAATTGACTTGAATTAATAACAAAGCCTAGCTTAAGTAAAAATTAGGCTAGGCTTTTTAAGTTTATGCACCTATGAAACTAATAGAATATATAAATTTTGAAATAAAAATAAGTGATGAGGCACTTCTTGTAAAGCCTATCAGGTTGCTTTATAATAAAGATAGAAGCAAAAATAAAGAGCAGTTTATAAGGCAGATGAGTTATTTATATTTTTATACTGATCCTAGAAGTTCATATAACTATATAGCTAATGATGAGGAGAGATCTAAAGCTATTATAGCTCAAGAAGGATTACCTAAAGACTTCAAGCCATCTAAGGAATTAGAAAAGGCTATTAGTATATACAGACAGCTTACTACTACTACTTCCCTGTTACTTCTACAAGATACTAGAATAGCTGTAGATAAGGTTAGAGATTTTCTAAGAAATGTGGATTTAAACCTACTGGATGATAAAGGGAAACCTGTATATACTATTAATAGTATAACATCAGCAATAAAACAAATACCTCAGTTAGCTAAGGACCTAGCAGAAGCAGAAAAACTGGTTACTAAAGAAATTGAAGAACAGGGCAGAGCTAGAGGTAGTCAAGGAAGTAAGACATTAATGGATGATGGAATATTATCATGAGAATAGAGGATTATATAGAAGCATTAAATAGGTTAAGAGAGTTAAAAGGATTAAAAGGGTTTTATGTTATTCAGAAAAATAAAGAACCCAATCCACAGTTTAAAGCATATAAAACTATAACTTATACTCTCTGGTTAGTAGTAAATCAAAATAAAGAAAAGGTGCTAACTACTCAGGTTACTGATAGAATAGTTGACTCTAATATTGAGCAAGTAGAAAGGGAGGTTAATATATCCTTTATATTAGAACTTTTTAAAATGATTGAAGATGGAATTTAATAGTTATCAAAGTACACTAGAAGAGTTGAAGGTTGATGAGGAGCCTCAAGAGATTCAAGACCAGTTTTTTGATTTTATTAACAATGTTCCTTATATAAGGTCTCTTATATCTCCTAACAGGTTGGTTACTAAGGATATACCTAAAGATAATGAAGGTAAGATTATAGTAGACATAACTAATCCTCATATCTTAGAAAATATGGACTATTTCAGACCATCAGCTTTGCATTTTCAAAAGACAGGTAAATACACTAATTTAAATCCTAATCCTAATCCAAATAGTGAATATGGCAAGTGGATTAGAGAGGAAATAAGAAGATGTTATGAGGGCTATGTTAGAGAAGATGGTGAATGGATAACTGGAGATTATTACTTCTTTTTAAACTATTGTCCTATTCAATTAGCTAAGAAAGATAAGAAAGGAAAGACTATTAGAGTTATAGATTTTCCTAAAGTCTGGGAGGGACACTACTATAAAACTCATTACTTAGATCAAGCTAGAAGTAAAGGAAAGCATGCTATGGAATTAGCTAGTCGTGGCAAAGGTAAGAGTTATCTTGGTGCAGCTATGTTAGCTAAAAGATTTATACTTGGAGAGTCTAAAGAAGTTAATAAGAAAGTACAGTGTGTTGTTACAGCATCTGAAAAGAAATATATTCAGGGTGCTAATCAAATACTTGATATGTTTCAGTATTATATTGACTTTAATGCCGTTAATACTCAATTTCCTTCAAGGAGAATTAAATCATCACTTAATGACCTTCAATGGATTATGGGTTATATAGATGTAGACTCTAATACAAGAAGAGGTACTGAGAATAGTGTAATAGGTATTACATCTAAAGATGATGAATCTAAACTTAGAGGTTCTAGAGGTGTGTTATACTTATTAGAGGAGGCTGGTACTTTTTCTAGATTACTGACATTGTATAATATACTTAGACCATCTGTAGAAGATGGTGATGATATTTGGGGGTTAATATTTGGTTATGGTACAGCAGGTGACTCTGACTCAGACTTTAGTTCTATGCAAGAATTAATGTACAATCCAGTAGGTTATAATATTAACTCTGTTCCTAATGTATATGACAAAGAAGGACAAGGTAGAAACAGGTTTACTTACTTTTTTCCTGGGTATATAAATAGAGCAGATTGTTATGATGATAATGGTAATTCTAATGTAACTAAGGCTATCTTAGAGATACTAAAAGATAGATATATAGTTAAATATAACTCATCTGATATTAACTCTACATCAAAGAGAATAGCTGAAATTCCTATTACCCCACAAGAGGCAATTCTTAAAACTAAGAACAATATATTTCCTATAACTGATCTTAATGAAAGACTAAATCAATTAGATAATAATCCTACTGAGTATAATGATGTGTATGTTGGCGATCTTATATTAGATAAGCAAGGCAGTATAACCTATACACCTTCAAGTAATAAACCTCTAAGGGAATTCCCATTGAAAGATAATAAAGCTACTGGAGCTATAGAGATATTTAATATGCCTGAGAAAGATAATAATGGTAATATATTCCCAAATAGATACATAGCTGGATTAGACCCTATTGATGATGACTCCTCAAATACCCTATCTTTATATTCTATGTTTGTATTAGACCTATGGACAGATTCTATAGTAGCTGAATACACTGGCAGATTAGATTATGCTGATGATAATTTTGAGATAACTAGAAAGTTATGTTTATTCTATAATGCTAAATGCTTGTATGAATCTAATAAAAAGGGAATTTATGCATATATGGCTAGAATGAATTGTTTATACTTATTAGCTGATGTTCCTGAGTATCTTAAGGATAAGGACATGGTTAAATATTCTACAATAGGTAATAAGAGTAAAGGAGTTAATGCTAATAAACCAATTAATGACTATGCCAATACTTTAATCAGGAATTGGTTAATACAACCAGTTACAATTATTAATAAAATAGATGGAGAAAATACTGAAGTTACTGTACCTAATTTATATAGAATAAGAAATAGAGCTTTAATTAAAGAGCTGATATTATTCAATCCTGATATAAATGTTGATAGAGTTAGAGCATTAGGCATGTTAATGTTATATAGAGAACAGTTTATGGTTACTACACATGGTGATCTTAAAATGAAGGAAGATATAGGTTCTGATTTAGCTAATGATCCCTTCTTTACAGAAAACTATGATAATAGGATAAGAAAGTACATGCAGTAAATTTAGTAAAGAGTGTAAGTAGGTATAAATAATTCACTTATGGTATTGCATGAGTGTTTTATTTTACTTACTTTTGCACTGAATAATATAAGAATATGAATAATCAATTTTCTAATTTCCCCAGACAGATGCTCCCATTCAGTCAAAAGACTAAGAAGTGGAGAAAAGAGTGTGTGTTATGGGCTAATAATAAGACATTCTTTAATTATAGTCTTGTCAGAAAGTCTGTTGTCCATAAGCAGATTAATTACAATCTTCTTAGAGGAAAGATTAATATGCAGGATATGCAACTAGTATTGAATCCTGATGACTTGAAGGCAGGATATATACCAGATAGAATACAGCACTACCCCATCATGAATTCCAAATTGAATGTTCTAAGAGGGGAAGAAAGTAAGAGAGTCTTTGATTTTAGAGTAGTTGTAACTAACCCACTAGCTATATCAGAGATTGAGAATAATAAGAAGAATGAGTTATTACAAAGACTTCAAGAAGAGGTTAGTGACACTTCTCAAAGTGAAGATGAATTCAATGAAAAGCTTGAAAAGCTCAATGATTACTTTACTTATGAATGGCAAGACCTTAAAGAGGTAAGAGCTAATGCACTCCTTAATCATTATATCAAGGAGTATGATATTCCTCTTATATTTAATGAAGGTTTCATGGATGCTATGGCTG